TGTTGTTACTTCAATTACAATCAATAATGTAGGTGCTGGATATACTAACACAGGAATATCTACTGGATTGAACTTTATAACTGTTGATCCACCTAGTCCTTATAAAAATATTCCACTAACTGGTGGAAGTGGATCTGGTGCATCTATTGATGTTGTTGTTGGAACTGGTGGTAGTATCATATCATTTGATATGGCAAATCGTGGTATAGGTTATGAAATTGGAGATAATCTTCAATTATCCACAATACCGTTCCAAGTTGGTATAGGTACAAGTGCATTCAACATTACGATTAGAAACAAGTATCAAGACAAATTTGCAGGATGGTGTTTTGGACAATTACTAGAATTAGATAGTTTTAGTTCTCAATTCAATGGATTTAGAAAAACATTCCTAATTACAAGAACAACTACATCAAAAGAATATTACAGTATAGTTGCTCAAAAAGGTTCAGGAATCATACTTCAAAATAATCTTTTAATATTCATTAATGATATATTACAAATTCCTGGTAAGGATTATACATTTAGTGGAGGAACTAGAATCTCATTTAGAGAGGCACCAAAACGAGGTAGTAAATTTAAAATGTATTTCTATGCTGGATCTACATCTGATTTTGATGAAATTGACGTTGATGAAACTATAAAACCTGGTGATGAATTAAGACTACAAAAGTATCAAGGAGAATTTGAACAAAGTAATAGAGTTATTTACGAGTTAATCTCTGCGGATACTGTAGAAACACAAACATATTCAGGAGTAGGTATATCAACAGATGAAAATTTCCTAAGACCAACTATGTGGAGAAAGCAAACTGAAGATATGACAATAGATGGATTGAGGATATCTAAAGAGAGAAATTACCTAGAGCCAAAAATATTGCCAACTTCAGGCATCATAAAATCAATATCACCATCAGATAGTAAAATATACATCAAAGATTCTTGGGCTTTTTCAGTTGTTGATGGAACTAATACAAAGGATAACAATATAAGTATAGTTGGGAATCTTTCTGGAATTGGAACAGAAGCACCTAGAGTAGAAGAAATTAAAAAAGTTACTTATTCAGGAGATTATGGTGATATTGTTGGAATAGGGACAAGTGCTGTTGGTATTAATACTACTGGGCCTGCTCTATTTTTTGAATTGAAACCAGATTTCTCTTCATATCAATCAAGAAGAGTAGATAATGCAGGAAATCAGATCGCTGAAAGTTTTGGAATATATGATTTATCTGGAACTCCAGCTGGAAGTTCGGATACCAAAAGATCAAGATCAGGCATAACCACTGGTGATTATTTTGTAATTCAAAATACTTCTATTGGAAGTAGTACAAGTGGAGTAACTGGAATTAGAACAACATCTTCAGGCCCAGAAATTGTTGGTGTTGGTACTGAATTTCTAGATAATGTATATTTTGCCGAACACGTTGTAAGTGTGGGATCATCTGTCTTAAGAGTATTTGCAAATGTACAATCAATCTCTGGTATTAACACAGTCGGATTTGCAACTTTTGGTTTACCAAGAGTTGGAAACTACAGTTGGGGTGCTATAAACGTATCTAGAGGAGTAAATTCTAAATCATTTGAATTCTTTAATCAGAATGGTATTTCTGGTATAGAAACATCAGCCCAAGTAATCAGGTCTTTGCCTGTAAAAACAAGTTATACCTAACAGGTATAAATAATCAAAAACATAGAGTCAATGCCCGCAATAATCACTGACCAATACCGTATATTAAATGCCGAAACTTTTGTAGACAGTTTTGTGGGTATTGGCACGACTGGAAAAAATAACTATTATACATTTTTAGGACACCCAAGACCAGCTGATGATCCAGATGCTATTGGTTACGGTGATTCTAGATGGGCCGTTGAGCCTCCAAATCCAATAGACAATTTTGATCAAGAAAATAGATATCACGATAGTATGTTATTTTTAAAAAAAGTAACCTCAAGTGATGTTAGAAGAGTTATACCAAGAATAAATTGGCAGAGTGGAACAATATATGAGATGTATAAAAATAACTACAGTTCTACAAACAGGACATCTCAAACTGCTACCTCTGGTTTATATGGTTCAAATTATTACATATTAACTTCTGAATTTAAAGTATATCTTTGTATCAATAATGGTTCAGATCCAGAAAATCCAAACGGAAAGACATCTAAATTTGAACCAACACATACCTCAACAACTGTTCCAGCAGCAGATAATACTGCAACTGGTGATGGATATCAGTGGAAATACCTTTTTACCATAGCACCTGCGGATATAGTTAAATTTGTAACAACATCATACATTCCCTTACCTGAAAAATGGGGTGATGTTTCTACTAAGTCTATAAAAGATGCAGCAGTAGACGGTAAATTAGAAACAATATTAATTAAGAGAAGAGGAACCGCCACTATTGATGGTATTGATGGTGATATTTCGGGTGTACCCATAATTGGAGATGGAACTGGAGGAACAGCTACAGTTAAAGTAACTAACGGAGTTGTCTCTGAAATTAAATTATCAAATACAAATTCATCTGGATACACTTATGCCTATGTTAGATTTGTAAATGGAACTTGGGGTGGTAAAAAATTAGTGACAGGAACTTTAACAGATGAACCACAGTTTGAAGTAGTGATACCACCGAAAGGAGGTCATGGTGCAGATATATATCGTGAATTGGGTGCGTTTAGAGTAATGATATACTCTAAGTTTGATAATAATATTAATGATAAAACAGATTACATTGTTGGAAATGACTTTTCTCGTGTTGGTATAATTAAAGATCCAACAGATTTAAGTGGTACTTCTGTTCTAAATAAAAGGACTGCAACATCTTTAGGTGCATTAAGGTTAAAAGTTCCAGATGGTTCAAGCACTCAACTATCAAATGTTGTTTACAAACCAAATGCAAGAATAACTCAGTATAACTCAACTGATTCTAGTTTGGGTATTGGAACTGCTGTTGGATATGTTGCTTCTTGGGACTCAACCACTGGAGTTCTAAGATATTATCAACCAATTGGTTTTTCAACTAATGTTACCTATGGTTATGAACTTAAAAAATTTGTAGGAGTGCAAACAAATACACCTATTACAGGTGCTACACACATAGTTCCTAATCAAAGTGTAGATAATTTAGTTGTTGATAGTGGATTTAATGGTGAATCAGTTAGTGTTGGTCAGAGAGACGTAGCTCTAGGTCAAAATTTCACTAATGGAGTTTCTGATCCAGAAATTAAAAAATTC